TAATCCCCCCCCTCCCCCGAATGCGGCGAATTAAATGTAGGAGTATGTGGTTATGTATATAAGTATTTAGGTATTTATGTATTTAGGGGGTTGACGGAAATATTTATTTATGATATAATATTTATAGGAGGTATAAGTTATGAAGTATGACAACATTATTGATACAACATTAATTGCTATTGGTACGGCTTTAGGTATTTCACAAATAGAAAGTATACTAGGTATTATAATTATTTCAATACAAATTTTATGGATTTTATTTAAACTATGCTATAATGTTTATAAATCAATTAAAAATAAAAAGTTTGAAAAAGTTAAACAAGAAGTTGACAAGGCTATTGATGAATTAGAAAATCTTAAAAAAGAAGGTGGTGACTAATGGGTAGGAAAAAAGAGTATGATTTTATAGGAGGTATGGGGTATACTTTTATTAATTCTAATGTTTATGATTTTAAAAATAAACAAGTATGTGTTAGAAATAATATGCAATATATGTTTTCTAAAACTTCTAGAATGTTTAAGTATGAAAATTTACCTAAAACTATTGATAAACGATTACTTGAATTGTGGTTACAATCAATTGGTTATCTTTGTTGTTTCAAGGCTAAAACTTTATCAAATGGAATGTTACAACCCTTAACTGAAGACTTGAAAGGTGAAGGCGATTTGTATATATGCTTTGGTGCGTGGGGTGGTGAACTTGACGGCAACTACTTGCCAAAACAATTTATTATTGCAAATCCTGTATATGGAAGTTTTACACTTGAAGTTGGTAAGAATTGTGTTATTATCAAAAATGATAGTACTTTAATTGGCTTAACACCATTGTGTAGAAGATATGCAACGGCTTTAACTGAAACTGAATTGTCTTTAAAAATATCAAGTGTGTTAACAAGATTAATGACAATTGTTGCAACAAGTGATAAGAACACAAAAGAAAGTTTCGAATTGATGATAAAGAAACTTGAAGAAGGCGATTTATTAAGTGTTTTTTCATCAAAAGCACTTATGGACGAAGAAGTTATTAAAAGTCTTTTCAACGGACAAAACAACAATCAATCAATCACACAATTAATTGAATTACTTCAATACTATAAAGCAAGTTGGTTTAATGAATTGGGCTTAAATGCCAATTATAATATGAAGAGAGAAAGTCTTAATAGTAGTGAAAGTCAATTAAACGATGACGCTTTGTTACCGTTTGTAGATGATATGTTGTTGAGTCGTCAAGAAAGTTTTGACAAAGTCAATGAAATGTTTGGCACAAATATTCAAGTTGATTTGGGCTTATCTTGGAAACTTAAAAAAGATGAAATGATACAAGAAGTTGAAAATAAGGAGGTTGATAAAGATGAGTTGCGAAGTACTGAACCGACCGACACTAATAGAAACAATGCCGAATAGTTTTAAGCAAGATTTTAAAGGTTTTATATATTATTTAAAGCAAACTTTAACTGAAAGGCAAGTTGATGTACCCTTATTTTTACAAAGTGATGAAACTAATGAAATGCTTGATGTATCATTAATTTATCAAAAATGTGGGTATAAAATCATCGCTAAAATTGTTGAGATATTTCTTAATGAAAACAACCAATTAGATGTAGAGAAAATTAAAAGTCTTTCATATATGATTTATATCAAAAATATTGCAAATTGGACTAATATATTTGAAAGTTTAACAACTAAATATAATATTTTAGATAGTAAGAAAGAAACTAAAACACGTACACCTAATTTACAACACGATGATACAAGAAATATCAAAAGTAAAGTTACTAATATTAATCAAGTTAGTGGCTACAATAGCGAAGACTTTACAAACTTAAATCAATCAATCAATAGTGGTGAAATGAATGACAATGAAGAAACACGAACCGCAAAAGAAACAGGAAATGAAAAGATTGAGACTAGCGGTAGTGATATACCTTCTCAAGATTTAATCTTAAAAGAATTAGACTTAAGAACGATGAATAATTTTTATGATATTATTCTTAAGTCATTTGATGATTATCTAACTTTAAAAATTTGGCTATAAGGAGGTTTTAAGAATGTCAAAAAAAGGTGGTTATTTAATTATAGATTTAGAAAATATTGATTTATCATATACTTTATTTTATTTTGGTTAAAAAGGAGGAAATTTAAAATATGAAAATTACACAAGTTTATGAATTAGTCAATAATATGACAAAAGAGGTATTAGGTGAAACCGAAGTACTTCAAGAAGACCTTTCCAATGTAGTAGATATTGGAGGTAAATTACAAGACAAATTAGGTGTAGACAACTACTGTAACGAACTAGCAAATAGAATTGGACGTACAATCTTTGTTAACCGTCCATACAGTGGCGAACTACAAACTATCTTAAAAGATTATTGGGAATATGGCTCAATTCTTGCAAAAGTGCGTGGTGAAATCCCTGAGGCAATTGAAAATGAAAGTTGGGAATTAGTCGACGGTGCAAGTTATGACCCTCATGTTTACAAGAAACCAAAAGTTTATGAAAAGTTTTACAATCAAGCAAGTACTTTTCAAATTCAAGTATCAATTACTACACTTCAAGTACAAGAAAGTTTAAAAAGCCCTGAAGATTATGTTAAGTTTATTTCAATGATTGAAGGTAACGTTCAATTATCAATGGAAATTAAAATTGAAGAACTAGCAAAACGTTGTGTTAATAACTTTATTGGTGAAACTTTATATGACGCTTACAAGAGTGGCGCAACTTTTACAGGTGTAGGAAACACACGTGCAATCAATTTATTTGCAAGATATAAGGCTTCACACCCTGATACAACATTAACAGTTGCGACGGCTTTACAAGACAAAGAGTTTATTAGATATTGTGTTGAAGTTATGACTTTAACAATGAACCGTATGAAAGCCGTTTCTAAATTATACAATATTGAAGGAACAACAAAACATACACCAAAAGACTATTTACATGTCGTTTTACTTAATGATTTTGAAAGTGCAACACAAGTATACTTACAAAGTGATACTTACCACAATGAACTTGTTTCTTTACCAAAACATGAAACTATTTCATATTGGCAAGGTAGTGGTACTGATTTTGCTTTTGACAGTGTTTCAAAAATTAATGTTATAACTGCAAAATCTAACAATGTTACCGCTAGTGGTATTTTAGGTGTTATGTTTGATGATGAGGCTTTAGGTATTTTACAACCACGAAGAGAAGTAACAACTATGAATACACCTAACGCACAATTTATGAACTATTGGCACAAATTTACTTCAAGATATTTCAATGATTTAGCGGAAAATTTTGTAGTATTCTTTATTGCTTAATTTTGAGTGGTGGAATACACCACTCTTTATTTTTATAAAAAGGAGGAATTTTAAAATGTTTATAAATGGAAGATATCGACTTAAAGATACTTTTAAACTTTTAGTCGACGAACAAGTAACTAAAATTGAAGTAAGTGTTAATTTTGAAGATAGTGCACATGTTCAATATACAGGTATGCAACTATTTAAACAAGAATTGCAATATAAAAGAAAAGATAGTGGAACTTATATAACGGCTTATTTGCAAGACGGTGGTTGGGAAGAACTAGATTATCAAGACTTAAACTTTGATTGGTACAATCAAGAAATTAGCGATACATTTTATAATTATTTTTATTCAAGTGTTGAATTTGTAGGTATTGACTACGTGTTAAATGGTGGTACACTAGATGAAACATTGTCTAATCCATTTTTTAAACCACTAGGACAAATGATATCGTATGGTGATTTTCTAACAAGTACAAAAGTGGGTTATGATTTTGAATATTGGCAATTACTTTCCTTTGAGGATGTAAGTATTTTATATGGTAGTAATATTTTTGAACCTATACAAGTAACGGCGATTTTTAAGAAACAACAAGTTAAAATTAATTATATCACAAAAGGTGGAATTGTTAAAGAAATATACCCTAATGACTTTGTGTTTGTTGATTATGGAAGTAAAGTAACTAGCGACTATGATTATAATTGTATTAAAGAAGGTTATAAGTTTTTATATTGGAGCATTGAAGAAGGTGGCGACCCTTATATATTTGGAGAACAAATTATCGAAGATGATATAACATTATATGCAAATTATAATATTCAAAGTTATACCATTAATATTGATATGCAAGGAGGAACACCACAAGAACCCTCACAAACAAAACAATATAATCAATTGGTTAGTGAACCCGTAGATATACCTACCAAAGAAGGTTATAGATTCATTGGTTGGAGCAAATCAAATATTATGTATAGTGCATATGATTTTAATACGCCTGTAACACACGATTTAACTTTATATGCTTATTGGAGGGCACCCTCGATTAAAGCAACTTTTTATCAAAATAATGCGGAAGATAGTAAAGTTAATAAAGAAAATGATTTAGTTAAAATTTATGAGTGTAATATAATTTTTAAAGATAGCACTTCAATTTTGAACCCTATTATTAAAATTGTTTATAACGAACTTCCAATTTTTAATTATTGCTATATAAACACTTTAAATAGATATTATTATATTACTAATATTGTATTAACACCTAATAATTTCTATGTGCTTTATTTATCATGTGATGAATTAATGAGTTTTAGAAATGAGATTGGAAATTTAGAAGGTTTAATTGCAAGAAATGAATTTGAATTTGACCCTAAGTTGACTGATAATGAATTAGTAGTTGATAATACTTCACAACTTGCTTTAGTTGAAAATTTAACGCCACAAAACAACCCTTTTAAACAAACAGTGAGTTTACCGTTTGTAATTTCTACAATGTCTACAACAGGCGAACAAGGTGGCGACAATTTAAAGTCGTGGGAACAAACTTCATTCAATAAAAAATTTTTAGGAAATATTAACACTATAACTAGATTATGTAATCAATGTAGTAAAATAGACCAATCAGTTATAGGAACTTTTTTTGCAAATCCTAATGAATATATATCATCTATTATGTTATACCCTTTTGAAGTTAATAAATTCTTTAGAACTAGCACTTATTTTAATGAAATAACAATTGGAAAATCTACTTTTAAACTTGAAAATTATTATTTATCAAATCCACATAATAGTATTAATATTGCTAATTTTAAGATTGAACCTTATTTTAACAATTATTTAGACTATCAATCACAATATAAAATTTATATACCATTTTTTGGCTATTTTCAAATTTCACCTCAAATTTTTATGGGTTATTATATTAAAATTGATTTATCTATCGATTTTGATACCGGACAAGGATTATTGCTAGTTAAACGTGGGGACTCATTAACTGATCATTCAAGGGACGTTCTTATAACAACACAACAAGGAAAGTGTGGTGTTAAAATACCAATTGGTAGTGACGGAACATACAAAACTAATCAAGATTTATTAATTACTAATATAAAAGGTTTAATTGATTATGCGGTGTCAATGGGTGCTTTTGCAATAACAGGTAACCCTATTATAGGTATATTGGGTGGAGCACGTGCGACTAGTAGTATGGTTATGGGTGATATTAATGCCTTAACTTCTTCCAATGCTATTAAAGGTGAAACAAGTGGTAATGTAAATGATTTGGCTATGCCTTTTGAAATATACATGTTAGTAACTCGTCCTGTCGTTTCTAATTCACAAGATAACTATAAAAAATTATTAGGATTACCACTTAATAAAACTAGATTACTTAAGAATATGAAAGGCTATACACAAGTTAAAGAAGTCCACATTGAGAATTTATCAACGGCAACACAAGAAGAAAAAAATAAAATATATGAAATGTTAATTAATGGGGTTATTATGTAATGAAACCTAAATACTATCGTTTAACTAGAATTAGAGAAAAAAGCAAAGAAGTAGGAGGTTGTAAATACTTTGTTATTTTTGGTGAACGTTCAAATGGTAAATCATTTAGTGTATTAGAGTTAATACTTCAAAGATATGTAGAAAGCGGTTATAAAGATGAAGGAGCAATCTTGCGTCGTATGCTTGAAGATTTTAGAGGTAAACGTGGAGCACGAACCTTTGAAAATTTAGTTAATGAAGGTAGAGTGAAAGAAATCACTAAAGGTAAATTTTCAAAAATTGTTTACAAATCTTCAATGTGGTTTTTAGCCAATTTTGATGAAACTTTAAATAGTGACGTACTAGACAAAAAACCTTTTTGTTATGCGTTTTCTTTAGCGTCAATGGAACACGATAAATCGGCAAGTTTTCCAAATGTTACAACGATTTTGTTTGATGAGTTTATATCAAGAAACGGCTATTTAGAAGATGAATTTGTATTATTTACAAACACACTTTCAACTATTATTAGATTACGTGAAAATGTTGAAATATACATGTGTGGTAACTCAATAAACCCTTATAACCCTTATTTTGGTGAAATGGGTTTAACTAGGGCTAAACGTATGAAACCTGGCGATATTGATATTTATAGTTATGGTAATAGCAAATTAAAAGTTGCGGTTGAATTTGCCGACGGCATCGGAAAAAATAAGAAAAGTAATGTTTATTTTGCTTTTGATAATCCAAAATTAAATATGATTACAGGTGAAGGCAATACATGGGAAATTGGAATATACCCTCATTTACCTTACAAATATAAATTTGAAGATATATTGTTTATTTACTATATTAAGTTTGAAGGGGAAACGTTGCAATGTGAAATTATTAGAGATGATGAACATAAATGTGTGTATACATATATACATAAAAAAACAACACCAATAAGAAAAGAACAGGAAACAGTTATTTATTCACTTGAGTTTAACCCTTCACCAAAATATAGACGTCGAATAAATATGCCTGTCACAAAACTTGAAGAAAAAATTGTATGGTTTTTTAAACTAGATAAAGTCTTTTATCAAGACAATATGATTGGTGAAATAGTACGCAACTATTTAATGGCTTGCGGATTTCCGGTAAAATAAAAATAAAGTGTAAGTTAAACATACTTACACTTTAAATTTTTATATACTTAATACCTTTTAAATAATCTAAAAATTGTTGACTGATTGAAAGTGAGTATGTAGTACTTTCTAAATGTATGCCTGAAAACTCATGATAATAACCTAATTTACCTGTATAATCTTTTACATAACCTTCATATTCAAAATCTAAATATGTATGCGTTTGTTTACCTGTTGCGTCTTTAGGAAATTCTAACTCGTTTTCAAAAGCATTAAAAACTTTATCAACTTGTTTAATATCATCATTTGCAAAATGTTTTAGCAACCACGGTGTTGCGGTTTTTTTATTCACACCACTTATGGTCAAAGTTAGTTTATCATTTTTAAAATACATATATCGTTTTGCACCTAAAGTCTTAAATTTATCATATATGCCTTCATCATCCCATACCCCTAATATTTTTTCAACGCCTTTAATAGTTTTAGGTTTGTACGCCTCATAAGGTATTTTATGATAGTCTAGGGCTTTTTGAAGTTTATAGATTAGTCTATTGTTATACAATTCAAAAAATTGTTTATGTTTATCATAATTAATAAATTTAAGAGAGTCGGTATCACTATAAATATAATCTTCTTTTAATTCAAAAATACCACTCCAAAGATTTGCACGTGCATATGCGGTGACAAATACACCCCATGCATAGAAAAGAAACCTATTTCTTGATTTATTATATTTTGCTATAATTTTATCAATGTTTTCAGTTGTGTTTTTTTCTTTATGCCACCCTTCCATATCATAAATTATTTCATCCCGAACAATATCAGTAACGCAACAACCATATGCCGAATTAATCATCCCTTTAGATGATAAGTATTCAACTTCTTTTCCTTCAACGTCCTTTAGGGTTGTTTTATCACTATAAAGTTTTAAAATTGACTTTACAAAATCAGTAGGTAAATAACCTTTTTGATAGTAATAAAATCTTCCTATTCTAAATGATGAAAAAGAATATGTACGTTTGATAATCTCCCAATCAATGTTGGTGATAGATATTATTAAACGTTTTGCGGAAACAATGCGTCCATTATTTTCAAGTTGATTTTTGAGACTTCTACATTTTGATGATGAGATATAATTTTCATAGTAAATCAAACTTTCAACGTCATTTAATTCAACGTCGAACACGCAACAATAATTGCGTACTTTTTCTTCAAATTCTTGTCTAGTAATATGATTTATTTGTATACCTTTACTCATCGGAAATTTCTCGGCAATCATCACAGTCGGGTATGCGGAAGTTTCATCAAAACTTCTAACATTTTCATACACTTTACCACAATTCATCGCATTTGCATGAGTAAAACCACCCATAAAAGAAGTTTTTAGCAAATCATATTCATCAGTAGTTAAGGTTAATTTTTGCATTAAAGCATAATATTTGCGTGTTTTATCTTTGCTTGCCTTTTTATCACCTACTACCTTATAACAAGCCTTGCGACAATAATTACGTACATAGCCCGTTTTGGTTAGTGGGATTTTAGTTATATCGCCGTCATTTGTAATTGTTTCATCAATGTAGTATAATATAATTAAAACGTCGTGAATGCAATAATCTAACTCTTCTTGCGTGAGTGGTGTTGTTGAATGACGTATTTTTGAATAATCTAGATCGCCTACCAACTTTTCAATTTTATGTTTTGTTAGATTTTTGGCAACAACACTTAAAGAATAACCACTTAATTGATAACTACAACGATATTCTACGCCGTCAGTTGTAATAGCCTTTAATACTTTTCTTTCTTCAATAGCAAACACTTTATCAAAGGTAAAATAACCTCTTATAAATTGAAAATCAAAAGCAAGATTGTGAACGTAAATTAATAGATTAATAGCGTTTGTATCAAAAATATTAGTTATCATATTATATAATTCTTGATATTCTTCAAGTGTTCTTCCAATTATAATTAAAGTATCACCATTTGAATAGATTCCAAAAGTCCACTCATATACAATACCTCTTTTCACATAGTCTTTAATTTCATTTTTATTTATTTTATCTAAAGATAAAGAAGTTTTACCCGTTTTTAAATTTTGATAAAAAGAGGAAGTTTCAGTGTCAAAACCGCAAGCAAAATTGTAGTAGTATTTTTTACCTTTCTTACTTATTTTTGCTTTAGATTTTATACTTTGTAAAACCTCCTCAATTTTTGATTTATTAGATGAAAAAATTAGAATTTCCATTGAACCGCTCTAAATCTTTGAGGGCTTCTTCTTGTTGTCTTTTATATAATTCATCATATTTTTCATTTAATCTATTTGTAAACCATTCCGCACTATGTCTTTTATCATTGTTTGAAAACATTATAGCAATATCTTTTTGAAGTTGATAACTGTCATAATCATTACGCAACTCGGTTATTCTGTTATATATTTCCCAAAATTTATCTTTCATTAATTTGCTAGCGTCATTATAAGACCATGTGATTTGATTGTTTGAGTCTAAATCGGCTAATCTTTTATCAACACCTGTAAGAATTTTTTTAACACCCTCAAACGTTGAACTTTTAAGTTTCATTATATTATAAGCAGTTGTGATTTGCTTTAACATTTGATTACGTGTCATTTTTTCTAACTCTTTTGAAGTCGTATATTTAACACCGCTTTTTAATGATTGTTGGTATAAATTAAATGCCCTTGATTGAGAACTATACCCTTTAGTTTGTAATGTTTTCATTCGTCGATTAATATTTCTTGAAAGTACTTTTGAAGTTTGTATTAAGTCATCTTTTGTCATTTTTGACAAATCAGTGTAGTCAAGGCTAAGTATCTTTTTTAATGTAAGATTTTTTGCCATAAAGAATTACCTCTTAAAAAGGTAATTTATCATTTTGTTTTGCAAAATCTTCTAAAGTGTTTGACTTCCATTCTTCTTGTTGCATATCGCTCCAATTTTTAATAACTAGTGTTAAAATTTCAATTTTCTTTTCTTTATCATATTTTTTAGAAATGAAATAATCATTTGGTTTTAAATCAATTGTAATAGGAAATGATAAATCTTTCTTTAACATTTCTTTATTAAATAATTCTTTATCTTCTTTGTAAAAACCAATATTAAAATAATGGTCGGTGTTAGTTTTTGTATCTTCCTTTCTTAAAATACCTTTTAGAACGGGAAATTTATTTCCGTCTTTCTTTGAAATATACTTTTTTTCATAAATAAAAATTCTCATGTTTTTTCTCTTTCTCTCACTTGGTAGGTAGCACCATTTTTGATTTTAAGGCTTTGTTTTAATTGTTAAGCCTTGTAAACAATGTCAAAATCTCTACAACGATAATAGCCGTATACTTTCATTAAATAGTCTAATTCTTTTACTCGAATATTTGTTAAACTATCTAATTCAATTTTATGTAGTATTGGCTTAATGTATTTTCTTTCTTCTTCAGTAATGTTTTCATTTGGTGTTAAACATTTTACTTTGCCACGACGGATTGCTTTTATCATTTCTTGTCGTGAATGAAAGTGTAATTCTACTTCGTAAATATCATTTTTATATACATATAGCATTGTTATTACCTCCTTTCTTAATATTCACCGATTTTTATTTTATAATTAACATACAAAATTAATCGTTTTAATTTATAGGTTTCATAATCAGTTTCTTTTTTAAAATTTACATAACCTTTAATGAACCTTTTAATTAATTCATTAACATTTTTTTGTTGCTTTAAAATTATTAATACTACTTTACCATACTTATCAACCACTATAAAATCATTGTATAAACCCCTAAATTTTGAATGTACTTTCCCTTGCATGTATGTGTAATATTCAATCATAAATCTATTATATTTATCAGTTAATATTAAGTATAAATCTTTACTTATTTTTCTACATGGCACAAGTTTATCAATTAATAAACCATTTTCAATAATAAATAAATTATTTTTCCTTTTCTTTTTCATTTTAATCAACCACGTCAAAATAGTATTTTTTTAAATTTTCTTTGCCAATGGTGTCAATTGCTTTTTGGCAATCTTCTGGAGTTGCAAAATAAATATTGAAAGGTAATTCCTTTACACATGTGTGTTGTTGATAACTTACATCATTATAACTAGTAGAATAATATATTACATATTTGTCACTTTCATCATCTTTAAAATCTTTATTTGCTAATTGTTTTAACTTGTTAATAATTTTTAATTTATTCATCATTTTTTCCGCGTCTTCTTTATTTTGAAACGCATTACCTATTGCTACCCTGTATCTATCATAACTACATGTTTCACAATAATAAGCATCATCAATTTCCATTTGAGAATCAATAAAATAATATTTTTCATCCTCTTTAGGTTTCCATAAAAATTTCTTTGCATCATAACTAACATATTCCCAGTCACTTGCAAGCAAATCACTTGCATAACCTTTAAACATTTGTTCCGGTTCTAATTTAACACCATTTTTAAAAGCAACCAATCTACCATTAACTATTCCAAAAGCCAAACCGCTTTTTTTATCTCGTGAAATTAAACCTCCTTTCTTTAAATATTCTTCATCAATTTCAAAAAATTTCATATTTCTTCCTTTCTCGCTCTCTATTGTTAAAGGGCTTGCGACCTTCATTTTTAAATGGCTAGATTAAGAAAGGCAATTATGCCTTTTGAGTACTCATTATAACTACATAATTCAAACTATTAATATAGTAATCAATCATATGACGATATGTATCATAATTTAATGCTAACATTACTATATTATTTGCATATGTATATATTTCATCTTCATCATCATTAAAAGCGTGCATAAATACAACTGTATCTTTAGTTTCATAATTTTGTAATACTAAACATTCTTTACTATTCATTATTTTCTCACTTTCTCCTTCAACCTTATGATTATACTGGACTTAGGACCAGTTTGTGGTTTTACGAAAGAGTTTTAAAAACTCTTTAAAATGTGTAATCAAAGTATTTTCTTCTAACTTTTAAACTTAAATAAATACCATATGAATTATATGTACTTCTACCCGTGTCAGTAAATACGGTGTATTCTTTTATTCTTGTTTTATAAAACGTTTTAATATAACCCTTTTCATCTCTGAAATACTCATATTCTTGACAATCACTCATTCCATTTTTATCAATTCTTTTTGCTATATCCATTTGAACTCTAATCCATTTTCCTTTAGAATCAATATCAACAACTGTTGCAGGTCTTTCATCACTATAATAATTAAGTGTTACACCATCCCCAATGTTTAGTTCATCATCTACAATAATTATATCTCCATACTCATTTAGTTTTTTTAATTTTATTTTCATAATTTTTCTCCTTTATTATTTTACATTAATATTATAACATAAATATTTTAGTTTGTCAATAGTTTTGATAAAAATAAATTAAATAATTTATTTATTATATACCCCT